ACGACTTGCCACAGGACTGCGACCTCGAGCGCATCGAGTCGGTATCCATCCTCTACGGCGGGTCGTGGCTGCCGCTCACGCAGGGGATCGAGCTTCGGCATCGGAATTTCTCGACGCCGGGCACGCCGAGTCGCTACGACGTGCGCTGGAACGCGTCGGCTGCCAGCGGCTGGAAAGTCCAGCTGGAGATCCACCCGGAGCCCTCGCAGGACGGGACGATCCGGGTCGAGTACCAGCGGACGTGTTTGCCGTTCGTCGCCGACAACGACGTGGCGTCGATCCCGACGGGGCCGCTGTTCCTGCACGCGCTCACGAACGCCAAGCTGCACTACCGGCAGCCGGACGGCCCGGCGTACGCGAAGCAGCTCGATGCCATGCTGACGGAGCTCAAGGGCCGGCATCGGCGGGCCACCGTCGTGTCGCCGCGGCGCGTGCGGCCGATGCTCGACGAGGATGCGGTCTACAACTTCCCGCCGACCGACTATCCGACGGGGTGACGGCATGGCAAAGAAGCCAACCCCGCAGCGTGAACGGTTTTTCAAGCATGTCGTCCAGCGTGACGGGTGCTGGGATTGGGGCGCGTACAAATTGCCGAGTGGTCACGGGCAATTTGATAGGCGCCTCGCACATGATCTCTCCTACGAGTTTCATGTCGGCAGTATCCCGACAGGTATGCGCGTGACGCATTCTTGTGGGAAGCTGGATTGCACCAATCCTGCCCATTTGGATCTCACGAACGCGCCAGTTCGTACCGGCGTTCCAGCGAAGTCATTGCGCGAGAAATTTGAGCGACACGTGATCCGTGGCGATGGTTGTTGGGGATGGAGCGGGGGCAGAAGCAAGTTCGGGTATGGCGTGGTACGCGGGGAAGGTGGTCGCCCCATCGGCGCGCATCGCGTGTCTTATGAACTGTTCATCGGGCCGATAGGGCGCGGCATGAGCATTCTTCATTCATGCGACAACCCGGAATGCACAAATCCTCGCCATTTGCGCGCCGGAACCCAGGCCGAGAACATGAGAGACATGGCGGTTCGTTGCCGTAGCCAAAAGGGCGATCGGCACTACAACGTCAAGATTCATAGCGACGACCTCGTTGACATTCGCGTGCTGCGATCGTTCGGCGTGTCTTATGGCGCGATAGGGCGCGAGTACGGTGTTTCACGAGGCGCTGTTCGCGCTCGCCTGATGAACGGAGGATGAAATTTCCTCCATAATCTATTCGGCGTTCGACGGTGGGATCGACCTGTCGAGGCCGTCGAACATCCAGGACGCGAACCGCTTCCGCCGGCTCAAGAACGCCTACGTGACGCCGGGCAAGGCAGTGCGCAAGCGCCCCGGTGCTCGGTACCGCTGGTCGTGGGGTCCGGGCGTCAAGGGCCTGTATCCGGGGCCTGGCTACCTCACGGGCTTCTGGGGCGACGGCAACGCGGACGTGCAGCATCCGACGGCGGTGCCCTTCGTGCAGGACGCGGGCCAGTACCGCACGACCCGGCTGCGCGCGGCAGGCGGGGGGTCTGCGCCCGGGAACGTGATCCAGTCGATCGAGACGGCGTTCCTCGTTGCGGGCTCGATGTACGCGGTGGCGACGACCGACCTGGGCATCCGGCATCACTACGCGTCGGGCACGGGCGACACGGCGATCGTGGACGCGAACTGCCCGCAGGGGGCGACGGCGATCCCGATCGCGTCGAAAGTGTTCGGGGGCGACGCCGAGGGCGTCGTGCGGTTTTCCAAGACCGACGACCCGGCGGATTGGACGGCGACCGATGACGCGGGCTTCCTGCCCACCAACCGCAAGACGCGCAGCCTCTCCGCGGTCGCGGCGCTCGGCGAGTTCAACGGCCTGCTCGTGGTGTCCACGGGCGACGCCGCGCAGCTCTGGGAGGTGGACCCGGACCCGGCGGCGATGCGGTTCAGCAAGACGATCGCAGTCGGCCAAGTGGCGGGCGACACAGGCGCGAACGTCGGAGCGGACTTCTTCTTTCTCTCGCAGCCGGGCGTGCGTTCGATCGTGCTCAATTCGCAGGCCGGCAATGCGATGGACCTGGACGTAGGCGTGCCGATCGACCGGCTCGCGCTCGAGCTCATGTCCACGGGGTCAGGCCAGTTGTTCGCCCGCTACCTGCCGAGCCTCGGTCAATTCTGGCTCGTGCGCGGGACGCGTGTGCTCGTGTACAGCTTCAGTCGCACGGCCAAAGTCTACGCGTGGAGCGAGTACGAATTCCCGTGGTCGATCACTGGCGTCGCGGACTTCGCAGGCGGTGCCTACCTGCGGTCGGATGCCGGCGACCTCTACCAGTTGGACGCCGACTATCCCTATGACGACGACGCGGGCGCTGCGGTGGCCGGCGGTGCTGGCGATCGCAACCCGCTCGTCTGGTCGGCGTCCATGCCGACGGCGGGGATCACGGTGCCGGTGGTTTTGGTCGAGAGTCCGTTCTACGACATGAAGTCGCCTGCGAGTTTGAAGCAGATTCACGCGATGGACGTGGTGACGACGCGCGACGCCGATCCGGTGATCGCCGGGCTCGCTCGCTCGTTCGAGATCACGCACCTGTTCCGCTCCGACTCGGGCGGCGGGCTGTTCGAGGCGGGGCCGATCGAGCTCACCGACCACCAGGACGATTCGCGGCCCGGCGGCGCGCTGCCGGTGGGGCTCATGGCGCCGTCGATCGCGGTGCGGCTCGAACACCAGGCGGGCGAGCGCTTCGAGCTCTCGGCGCTCGTCTACCACTTCGACAACCTCGGGGTGACGTGATGGCTGACTTGAACACGATGAGCCGCGAGGAAGCACTGGCGTACCTGCGCAGCCTCTACGCAGCCGGACGGCCGGACCTCGCGCAGCAGTCGTTCGACTTGCAGCAAGGGCAGAACTACCTGCCGGGCGTGGACGTGCGCGGCGCGATGGGCAGCGAGGCGCAGGCGGACCAGCGGTACTGGACGCAGGACGTGGGCCGGGTGGGCGACCCGAATGCGGTGGGCAACCGGGCCGGCTACCGCGTGCTGTACAACCCCGACGGAACGTTGCGCGATGTCGTGTACGAAAATGCCGACTCCGGCAACGGTGCGGACTGGTTCACGAACGCGCTGATGATGGCGGCGGCTGGGGCCATTGGCGCGGGCGCTGCCGGCTACGGGCCGCTTGGCGGTTTCAGCGGGACGGCGCCAGCCGGTGGTGCCGCGGCCGGCGGGGTGAGTGCAGCCGACATCGCCGCGGCAGCCGGCCAACCCGAACTTGGGATGGCCTCGCAAGTCGGTGCTGGCGGCTCGAACTGGCTGACCTCGGCGCTGCGTCTTGCGCCGCTCGCCGGCCTCGCGCTGGGCGGCAAACCGTCGCTCCCGAACCCGCCCGCGACCGACCCGCAGGCGAACATCGACGCGCAAATCAAGTCGATCAACGACCTGTTCGCCACCGACAAGCGCGCGCCGATCTATCAGCAGGTCTACAACGACTCTTACGGGCTTCAATCGAACCGGTTGGACGAGAACCGGCAGGATGCGCTGCGCAAACTCCGGTTTGGGCTGGCACGTTCCGGGTTGACCAGCGGGTCGGCCGACGTGAGCGCGCATGGACTGGAGCAGCGCGAGTTCGGCCGGGCGCTCTCGGATGCGTCCACGGCTGCGCAGGGTCAAGCCGACCAGGTGCGGGCGAACGACGAAAAGACGCGACTGAACCTGATTGCGCAGATGCGCGCCGGGCTTGACTCGGCGGATGCGACGCAATCGGCGCTCACGCAGATGGCGGACAACGCGAACGCGGCGCGGGCGCAAACCCGCTACGACGCGCTCGATTCGTACATGGGCGCGGTGGCGCCGACGATCAACAACTTTCAGGTCCGCAGCGGTCAGCAGGCGGCGCAGCAGCTCTACAACACGCGTTTCCCGCAGAACCGCATTTCGCTCTCGGGCCGCAGCGGCACCATCGTGGGGTGAGTCATGGGGTGGGAAGATATTCTCTCGGCGATGATCTCGATCGGCGGCGCGAAGATGCAGTACGACGCGCAGCGCGACGCGATCAAGCGTCAGCAGGCCGCCATCGCCGCCGCGCAAGCGCAACAGGCGCAGATGCAACAGCAGCGGCAGGCCCAGGTGGTGGACATGGCGAGGCGCATGACGCCCGAGGCGACGTCCGCGCAGCTCGAGCAGACGATTGCCCCGCAACAGCAGCGGCTCGAAGGCGTTGCGCAGCAGGCGGCGACGCAAAGCGCGGTGCAGCCGCCCCCGGGATCGTCGTCGCGCTACACGTCGGCGATGGGTGATCGGGCGGCGGCCGAATTGCAGCGGGCGATCGCCGAGGCCGGATTGGCGGCGCGTGCCGGCGGCGGCCAGCGGCTGATGTTCGAACAGGGCCTGCAGCAGGCGCAGGGCGCGAGCGACCTGGACTCGATCACCTCGGCCATGCAGCAAGCGGCGCGGCAGTCGGAGAACCGCATCAATCGCGCCGGGGCGGTCGATCCGCGGCGGATGTTCACGGGCGGCCTGTTGCAAGCCGGGTCGATTCCGCTCGCGCGCGGGCTCACGGGGCTGTTCTGAGGGGGATCGAGATGCGCAACCGCTACCAGATGCCGGGGGCCTCGGCGCTCTTTGGGGCGCTCGGCGGGCAGACTGCCGAACAGGCGAGGAACGCCGAGCTCGACCGGCTCTCCAAGCTGGACCTGCAGCGCTCGCAGATTGGCCTGTACGATGCGCGCGCCGAGGCCGAGCGGGCGGACATTCAGCAGAAACAGGCCGCATTCGACGCGCAGCAGAAGGCGCGCCAGTTGCGGATGGACCCGAACTTCCTCGCGCAAGTCGTCGGGATGCGGGTGCCGGAGGTGGCGCCGACCGACATCAATGCGATCGTGCGCCGCGGGCAGGGCGGGCCGTTCGAGCTGCCGCAGATCGACCCGATGAACCGCAGGCTGATCGGCGAGACGCTGGCCGGGCTGTTCGCCGGAGGCGCGGCTGATGCGCCGACGAACGCCGAGCAGATGGCGAAGGTCGTGAGCGGGGCTGGGTCGAGCGCGCAGCGGTTGCAGGCGCCGTCGATTGCGGCGAGCGACCCGATCACGGCGGCGTTCATGCTCAACGCCGGCACCGGGCACCAGGCGCCCGCGCAGGCGGCAGCGCTGCCCGGGGGGCTCGGGACGTTCAGCCCGCTAACCGGCGCGCTCGCCTACGACCCGCAAATGAAGCAGTCCGCGCTGGCGACGGCCTCGGCCACCGCCGGCAAGAACAGCTACGACGCGGAGCGCGGCGGGATCGTAGACTGGACGAACGGGCAGTTTCGGCCGCTCACGACGCCGGACGGCGCTCCGATCGGGCCGAAGCCCACGGCAGCGGCGGCCGGGCCGAAGCCCACCTACGATGCGACGCGCGGCGTCGTGGTCAATCCGGCGGACGGCACCGCGCGCCCCGTTACGATGGAAGGCGGCGCCCCGCTGCCCGACAAGGTGCTCTCGCCCGCGGACAAGGCGCGGCAGGAGAAGATGCGCCGCGAGGCGTTGGCGGCGCGCACGTCGATGGAGGGCGCAACGGCCGACCTGCAACGGCTGAAGAAGATCGCAGCCGAGGTGCGCGACCACCCGGGCCTGAAAGGGATCACGGGCGTGCGCGGCGTGTTCCCGAACTACCCCGGGGGTGACGCGGCCAACGCCGAGGCGAAGCTGGAAACGCTCAAGAGCCAGGTGGGCTTTTCGGTGCTCCAGAAGATGCGCGACCTCAGCAAGACCGGCGGCGCGCTCGGCCAGGTGTCCGACCGCGAGAACGTCATGCTCCAGAACAACCTCGCGGCGCTGGCGAAGGCGCAGAGCTTCGAGGAGTTTCAGAAGTCGCTGAACGAGATCATCGCGTTCGTGGACGACACGGTGGCGCGGCTCGAGGGCGCCTACCGCGACACGTACAGCGGCGTCGATGGGCAGCAGGAGCCGGCAGCCGGCGCGGCCCGCGCGGTGCGTCGCACCGGCACGGCGCCGGATGGCCGCAAGGTCATCGAGTACACGGACGGCTCGATCGAGTACGCGCAATGAACCCGCTCGAGCGCGCATTGCAGGCTGAAGGCGTGACCGGCACGCTGGCCGACCTTGCGCGCTCGATCTACCAGCAGGAGTCATCCTCCGGGCGGAACGCGAAAACGTCGAACCGCGGCGCGGTCGGCGGCATGCAGGTGATCCCCGCCACCTTCCAGCGCGTGGCCGACCCGGGCTGGAACATCGCCGATCCGGTGCAGAACGCGCGCGCTGGCGTGCGCTACCTGCGGATGCTGCACGAGCAGGCCGGCGGCGATCCGAAGCTCACGGCGGCCGGCTACTACGGCGGGGAGGGGGCGATCCCGAAGGCGCGCGCGGGGGTCGTGGTGCGTGATCCGGTCAACCCGAACGCCCCGAACACCATCCAGTACGGCGAACAGGTCGCCGCGAGGCTGCCCATGAAGATCGACCCGAACACCATCAAGTGGGACGCGCCGAAGATCGACCCGGCGCAGGTCAAATGGGACGAGCCGGCGCCCGAGCCCATGAAGGTGACGATCAACGGCACGGCCGCCGACGAACGCTCGCCCGTGCAGCAGATCATCGACAACCCGTGGACCGCGCTGGAGGCGCCAGGAGCCGGGCTGCTCAAGGGCATGTTGAGCCTGCCGCAGTCGGTGGGCTACCTGCTGCCGAAGGCACTGGAGTTCTCGACGAGCCTGGGCGGCCTCGCGGACAACCCGGTGTCGCGCTTTTTCGGCACGTCGGCCGACACGATGAGCGGCGTCAACAAGTCGGTGAACGACGCGTTCAAGGCTGCGCACGGCGATAGCGCGCTGGCGACGGCCGGCGAGATCGGCGGGAACATCATCGGCGCGTCGGGCCTGCCGTTCGTCAAGGGGGCAGAGGGTGCATCTGCGCTCTGGCAGGCCGGCGGGTGGGCGAACCGGCTCAAGTCGCTGCTGGCGGCGGCTGGCGTCGGTGCCGGGCAAGGGGTTGCGCTGGGCACGCAGACGAACGCCGACTCCCCGGTGAAGAATGCGCTGGTGGGCGGCGCGGGCGGCGCGGCAGGGCAGCTGGTGGCGGGCGCGGGAGCCGGGATCGTGAACAAGGTGCGCGAGATGCGCGCTGGGGCGCCGTTCCGGGCGGGCGAGCGGATCACGCGCGCCGCCGTCGATCCGGCCGCTGTCGAGCAGCGCCTGGGGAGCGCGCAGACGCTCGTGCCCGGCTCGCAGCCGATGGCGCATCAGGTCGCCGAAGATCCCGGCGTCGCGCGCCTGGCCAAGACGGTGCGCAATTACAGCGCCCAGATCCCGGCGCGAGAGGTGCAGCAGGACGCGGCGCGTCGCGCGGCCGTCGAGTCGGTGGCGCCGGTGACGGGCACGCCGATCGAGGCGGCGACCGCGGCCGGCGACACGATCGCACGCGAGGCAACGGCGGTACGCGCCGCGCTGAAGGACGCGATCCGCGGCGCCTACAACGTGCCCGAGCTGCAGGGAATGTACCTGACGCCGCCGCGCGACGAGGTGCGCCAGGTGCTGCGCCAGTTCTACCCGGGCAAAATCCCGAGCGGCACGCCCAACGAAGCGGCGGTCAAGAGCCTCGTGCAGAACCTCTCGGAAGGCATCCCGATCGGCTTTCCCGAGCTGCAGAAGTTCCGCAAGCTCGCCTCGGATCAGGCGTGGGGGCTGGCGAATACCGACCCGACCGCAGCGGCGGCGTACGGCGCAATCCGCGACATCCTCGACGGGCTGCCTGATCGGGCGATCGCTGCCGGCAACCTCATGCCGAAGTCGGCGAAGGCGTTCGAGACCGCCAAGGGGCTGCGCCGCGAGCTCGGGACGCGCTTCGAGACCGGGCCCGCCGCCGGCATGTGGAAGCGCGGCGCCGACAAGCTGCCGCAGCGCCAGGGCGCCGAGGTCTACCGCGGGTTTTTCAACTCGGGGCCGACGCAGGGCACGGACATCGCCGGGCTGCACGCGATGCTTCCGGACAATCAGAATGCGATCGACATGGTGCGCCGCGCGGCGGTGACGGACCTGGACAACTTCGCCACGAAGGGCTCGAGCGGCGAGTACAGCGCGTCGAAGTTCAACAACTGGCTGACCGGGCGCGGCGAGGCGCTTCCCGGCGTCTTTACGCCTGACCAGCTCGGCACGCTGGGCAACGTGGGCGCCGACCTGTCGCGTGCCGAGCGCGCGATCGCGCTGGCCGCGGCGAAGGGCGGGTCCGACACGGAGATGAACCGCATCCTGTCGAACACGGCCATCGACTCGCCCGTGCTCACCGGCGCGATCGAGAACATCGTGCGACGCATCCCGGTGGTGGGCAACATCGCGGCGACTGCGGCGCGCGGCGTCCAGGGCGGGATGTCGGAGGCGCTGCGCAAACGGGCTGCCGAGGAACTGGCCGCCGTCATCCTGGACCCGGCGGCCGCGGCAAACGCGATGCGTACCTACTCGCAGATCACCGGCTCACGCGTCGCTGCGCCGGTCGCCGGGCCGCTGCTGCTCAGTCCCGCGCTCTCTGCCGCTCTGGCGCAGTAACCGCCATCCCCTGCCGTCGCCAGTAGGCGACGTAGAGCCGATCCCACTGTCGGTCAGCAAACCTGCGCCACTTCGGCCCGAGCCAGTCGTTCCACAAGAGCAGGTAGGCGACCCAGAACGCGACCGGGATCACCTTCCACAGAAATATGGAAGCGAACAGAACCCAGTCTTTCTCGTCCACAGTGGATTAAGCCAATCGGGGGTTGGCAGGGTTGCGAAATGCCGCAACCCCCATCGTACACCCCGACCACGAATTTCAGCGAGTCCGCCGGCACCGCCGGGCGCGACCTCGTGTCGCTGCCTGCGCTGGACGTCGAGTTCGCGGCGCTCGAGGAAACGACCGACGCGATCCGCGAGAACCTCGCGCTCATCCAGAACGACGACGGGACGCTGCGCGACGGCGTGGTGACGGCGGCCGCCCTCTCGGGCGATGCGGCGGCGCTCATTGCCGCCGAGATGACGCCGGTGCCCGGGCCGATTGGGCCACAGGGTCCGGTGGGGCCGACCGGTCCGCAAGGCGTGCAGGGGCCGATCGGGATGACCGGACCCACGGGGCCGCAGGGACCGACCGGCGCGCAAGGCCCGCAGGGGTACAGCTTCGAGCCGGACGTGACGGCGCTCCTGCTCTCCGACCGCTCGGCCTACGACAACGAGCCGGAGGGGTTCTCATTCCTGGCGCTCGACGCTGGCGCGATCTACTTCCGCAACGGCCCGGCTGGCAACTGGACGGCGGGCATCGCCTGGGGGCAAGGGCCGCAAGGGCCGGCGGGGCCGACCGGCGCGACCGGCCCGGAGGGGCCGACGGGTCCGGCGGGGCCGCAGGGGGCAACCGGCCCACAGGGGCCGCAGGGCATCCCCGGTCCCGCGGGTGAAGGTATCGCCGCCGGGATCATCTGCATGTGGTCGGGCTCGACCGCCTCAGTGCCGAGCGGCTGGGCGCTGTGCGACGGCACCAACGGCACGCCCGACATGCGCGATCGGTTCATCGTCGGCGCGGGCAATAGCTACGCGCCGGGCGCGGTGGGCGGCGCGAACAGCGTCACGCTCACGCAAGCCCAGATGCCGGTGCATCAGCACACGGTGTCGCTCGCCACCGACTCGCAGGGCTCGCACGCGCATTCCGGCTCGACCTCGGCAAATGGGGCGCATTCGCATACCAACCCCATCGGTGGGGCGCCTTCGTTGCTTGTTTCTGGCGGCGTTGAGGTGACTCCCTACATCCTGACTGGACCGTCGTCCACCTCTGTGGTCGCAGACCACGCGCACACCCTCTCGACTTCCACCGGCGGCGCGCACGCGCACTCGGTGAGCGGTCAAACCCAAGCGGCCGGCAGTGGCGCGTCTGTCGACATCCGACCTCTGTTCTACGCGCTGGCCTACGTCATGAAACTCTAGGAGCCTGCCATGCCCATCGTTGCGGCCGACATCAAGGTGTACCTCTCCGGGGGTGCCGCCAATACCGATCCGAACCTCTCGCTCGGCGGTGCGATCAGCTCGACGCTCGCGCCCGCGAACCTGTTCGACAACGTGTCGAGCGCGGAAGCCTCGGCCGGCACGACCGACTACCGCTGCTACTACGTCAAGAACACGCACGCGACGCTCACGCTGCAGTCGGCGAAGATCTGGATTCAGTCGAACACGCCGAGCGCCGACACCGCCGTGACGATCGCGCTCGCGGGTGAAGGCGTCAACGGTACCGCCGAGACGGTCGCCAACGAGACGACGGCGCCGGTCGGCGAGTCGTTCTCCGCAGCCGCCACCGAGGGCGCCGCGCTCTCGATCGGCAACATCCCGCCGGGGCAGTACCAGGCGATCTGGGTCAAGCGCGTCGTGAACGCGGGCGCCGCGGCCTACACGGGCGACGGCGCGACGTTCCGGGTCAAAGGGGACACGAGTAGCTGAGTCCTTGAGGTAGCGAGGACCGCCGGATGCTCACTCTCGACGCCGCCACCCGCGCCGAGTACGACGCGCAATCGCTGGCCGCCGACAAGGGTCAGGCGGTCGTGGGTGCGATCGTCGATCCGGTCTCGGTCACGATCCGCGACGACACGGACGCGGTGCGCGCCAGCGGCACGATGGGCACGCCGTGGGCGACGGTCGTCGGCGATCGGATCGTCATCGGCGAGGTCACGTCGTTTGCTGTGACGAGCGGTGCGGGCGGCGCGATCCCCGCGGGCTGGACGCTGCGCTTCGAGTCCGGTGCGCGCTCGGTGGAAGGATCGTTCGGCCACAGTGGAACCGATTTCACCTGGAGCCTGCCGACCTTCGAGACCGGACAAGGCGGGTATCTCGGGACGGTGGAGTTCGTGCCGCAGGGCAACGTGGCGGTGCAGGCGGATTACTCGCCGAGCTGGTCGGTGGGTGCTCCGGTCACGAAGGACATCGTGCTCGGGTGGACGGTGGCGGCGGCCGGGTCGTCGCCGCTGACCTTCTCAGGCGCTCCCAATCCGATTCCGCTCAATCGAGGCGGCACCTACGACCTCTCGCAGCATGTGACGGGCGGTGTGCCGCCGTATACCTACGACCACGCGACTTATGCACTACCAACCGGGGTAACGCTTGATTTCTCGACCGGCCTTCTCTCGGCATCCTCGATCGCGACGACCGGCACGACTGCGGACATCACGTTTGGAGTAACTGATTCAGACTCGCCGGCTGGCACTGACTGGATCGCTCGCTCGACAGCCGCTGGCGTTGTGTGGGCACACAATTTTGAGGCTGATGCCGAGCTATACAACTTCGTGCGTGGCGACCCCGGTAGCGGAACGGTGACGAACCCCGATCCGGCGTCGATGCCCAATGGCCTGTACCTTGAAGCGACGCCGTTCGGATCGAGCCGCGCGATCGTTGGCCGGGCCGTAGGCACCACCTTCACGCAAGCCACCCCGAGCGGGACGGCGGGCGACATTCACACGTTCCACGTCGCGGACGCCTCGCAACTGCCGAATCCCTCGCCGCAGTATCGACTGCTGATCGGCGATCCGAGCGATCCGCAGAAGGGGTGCTTCGAGTACGTCGACTTCATCTCGCGCGACCTGGTGAACAACACGATCAGCGTGCGTCGGCGTCGCACGTCCGAGACGATGCCGGCCGATCCGGTGTCCGTGGCGTATCCGGGCGCGCCGAGCTATCCGATCGGGTGGACCATTGGCCGTGGGCCGATGGGTTCGTGGAATCGGCCTTTGTGCGCATTCCCGGCGGGCCAGAACGGCAAGTCCACTCCGGACGTGGGGATCGCCAACGGCGTTGTCACGAAGGCGCGAGTCTGGAACCCGACGCGCGGCGGCAATGGGCACCTGTCGTTCCGCGAAGGCTACTGGGGATCGCGGCACTACTGGGATACGGCGGTCAACCCGAGCGCGCCGTATCGCAACTGGACGCCGGCCGATCCGGCGGACAACACGACGCGCGCCGATGCGTGGGACGGCGACGAGTTCTACTTGCAGTTCCGGTTCAAGTGCTCGGCGTCGCGGCTGACCGAGTACGCGACGAAGCTGCTCTACATCCAGAACGCGTTCAACTCAGGCACGGGCCAGATTTTTGCGGCGGTCGGCGAGAAGAAGTTCAACGAGCAGCCCGCTCCCGGAGAGGCCGCACCGGGCGTGACCTACGGACGCTTCATGCAATGGCTATGCGGCGGCGGCGATTCGCGCCAGCCGGCTGGCGGCTACCTGTTCAGCGACTTCCAGGGCGACGGCAACGACCAGGGCAGCAACGCCTACCAACTCGGCTACCCGGCCTGCAACTACACGAACCGCAGCGGCTCGGGCATGTACTGCTGGTGCTACCCGGCCGAGGAATGGGTCACGGTGCTGCTGCATGTGAAGTTCGGCCGCGACAACGCAGAACTCAGCGCGAGTCCGACGCCGCCGTTTCTGTCGGCATCCGACCCGACGTTCCGCACGCTGTTCGAGGTGTCGGTGGTATCGCCGGGAGAGACGGCGTATCGCAAGCTCATCAGCATCCCCGACGCGACGTGGTTCTTCGGCGACTCGATCGGCGACTTGCAGAACTACTTCTACAACCCGCCCGGCCTCAATGCTGTGTGGCTGACGCAGGAGCTCAACTCGTACATCGGAGCCGGCAGCGTCGCGCCGCCGACCGAGTCGCACAGCATCGCGTTCACCGAAGCGATCCTGTCCACGCAACCTATCCCTGCGCCGGCGGTGTGACATGGCACGAGCAACGATCACGCGAAAGATCAGCGTCTCGGCGGTCGGTAGCACAACGCTGGCGGTGGCGGCGGCGGGGCTTGCTGCTCGGCGCTTCGTGCAGTTCACGAATACCTGGCCGGGCGGGTCGAACGCGACTTGGAAGATCACGGGCGCGAACGAAACGATCCTCGCCTACGCGAACTCTGGTTGCTGGGACCCGGTGCGGCGCAAGGCATTGTTCCACGGAGCGGGCTACGTCGCTTCTCGCCTCGTGCAGTACGACGAAGCGAGCAACACCTGGAGCTACACCGACCCGAATCCGCCGGGCAACATCATCCACATCTGGGATCACGCTGCGATCGACGTGTCGCGCGGGCACTTCTACGTCAGCGACCAGCTCGGCGGGTCATACTACCGCTACAACATCGCCGCCGGGACGTGGAGCACGCTCGCCGGCCACGCGGCCTACGAGACGCACGGCGTAACGTGGTTCCCCGAGATCGACTCGCTCATCTCGGTGCCACGCGAAAGCGGCAACATCTTCCGCTTCGCCGCAGGCGGGTCGTCGTGGTCGACGTGGGTGTCGAGCACCGGGTACGCCACGAACTACCACGGATTCGCGGAGCACGATCCCATCCGTGGCGTCGTCTACTTCGGTGGCGGCAGCAACAACTCGCGCGCGCTCTACAAGGTGACGCCAGCCGGTGTCGTGACGCGACTGGCGGACGCCCCCGCGAACATCCTGGACCTCGGCGGTAGCGGGTCGAACATCTGCTGCGATCCGGTGTCGGGGCGACTCATCGTGCGGGCGAAGGTCAGCGGGTCAATGTACGAGTACAACCCGGACACGAACGCCTGGTCGAGCGTCTCGACGACTGGCAGCAGCGGCCTGCCGCTGTCGTCGGTCGCCATGTGCATCCCGATCAGCACGCATGGCGTGATCCTCTACGTCGCGGCTGCTGACACCCAGGGCGGCGGCGCGGTGTGCGCGCTGTATCGCCACACTTGAGGCACTGACCAATGGCCTACACGCTCAAGAGCACCGGCCTCGCGGCCGAAGCAACCACGAAGGTCGTCCTCGCGGTTGACGAGGACGGCACGCTCAAGGAGTTCAAGAACGGCTGGACGCCGAGCGCGGGCCTTATCAAGCACGCCGACGTGACGACCAGCGGCACGGCGTCGTTCCGAAGCGCAGGCACGAAGAAGTATTTCCAGACGGGCAACGCGAGCGGCGTCCCGAAGGGGGTGGCGTTCACGACGAACGTAGACCTGACGACGCGGACTTCTAATCGTGGGATCACGGTGGTCTGCGTGATGGCGGGTTTCTCGGGGCAGTCCTCGTCGCAGCCGAGCGCGCTGGCATACCTGCATCGCAGCGCGGACGCTACGGCATCTGGCGACAACGAGACGTTTCGGATCAAGACCGGCACTGGCGTCCCGCAAATCTACTTTGGCGGCGTGGGCATCGACGGCTCGACCGCCTTGCCGCTCGACGGCACGACCAAGTTCACCGTCGCCTATCGCTACCTCAACAGCGGCACCGAGCAGGGTATCGCAGCCGGCGGGCAGACGTTCTACTGCTTGGAGAGCAACGCCGGTTCGTCGATGTCGAAGGTGCCGGCGAGCCCGGACGGCAGCGGATTCCAGCCCAGCGGCGTGCCGTCGCTGACCGGTGTGGGCGGCGTTTTCCAGCCGGACAACCACGCGACGACGCCGGGCGCTGGTGTTTCGCACTCGGCCGACGGGAAATATCTTCTGTGGGCGGCGTTCGACCGCATACTGACCGACGCCGAGATTCAGGGGATTCACGACGATTGGTTCGGGACGCTGTTCGATGCGGCGACTCCTCCGCCGAACGCGCCCACCATCGGCACGACGACCGCGATCAGCAACACCGGCGCGACGATCAACTGGACGGACAACTCGGCCGACGAGACCGGGTTCAAGGTGGAGTGGTCGCCGTCTCCGTACTCGAGCTGGACGCCGGCCAGCAACTCGCCCGCCGCGGCGAATGCGACGAGCCTCGCGATCACGGGCCTGTCGCCCGCCATTACCTACAAGGCCCGGGTGGCCTCGACGAACGCCGGGGGCGATTCCGCGTGGGTCGAGACGGCGACCTTCACGACCACGAACACGGTCAAGAAGCTGAAGCTGAAGATCGACGCGTCGGCGGCTGGCGCGACCGGCATCAGCGGGGTCGTCTGGGCTGCGCAGTCTGGTGCGATTGCTGGCGCCGAGATCGGCGAGTTCACCGGGCAGACGTTCGAGGCGGCTCTGGAAGGCGGGCAGGCCGTGCTGAAGGTGCCGGTGTCGGCCTTCGGCGGCGGCAGCCTGACCGTCTCGGATACGCCGGTCGCACTCGTTCGCAACGCGACCAATACCAGCGGCATCGTCTCCTGCACCGTCATCGAGGAATGAGGCTCATCATGAAGCTGCTCGAATACATCGCCGCGCTGGCGACCAAGGTCAACGGCATCAAGCCGACGCCGGGCATGACGCAGGCCGAGCGCGACGCGTTCGACGCGTGCGTGGCGCGCGTCACCGCACTGGAAGCGGAACAGGGCGACCTGATCGCACGCGTCGATGCGCTGGAAGCTTCGACTGCGCCGCTCACCGGCGAGATCAGCGGCATGCCGGCGATCGAACCCTGAGCCTGACCGATGGCGACCGCCTGGTACCCGCTGACCACAGGCGGCGCACCGTCATGGTTCGTCGCCGATACGGTGTCGGTCACGCGAGACCTGTCGGTCTCGTGGAACGTCGCCGCGATCGCGGTCGAGTCGGACTACTCGGTATCGTCTGACGTCCTGACCTTCGCGCAGCAGGACTACACCCTCTCGTGGGACGAGGCGGGCGCGGTCTGGTCCGATTACGTCGCCGCATGGAGCGTGATCGGCACGATCGAGCGCGACTATGCGCTGACGTGGGATGCGGTCGCGGCGGTCGAAGCCGACTACTCGGTCGCGTGGGACTCCGGGCAGGCATACGCCCAAGCCGACTACTCGGTGGCGTGGGACGGCGGTGGTTACGTCACCTCGGATCACTCGTTCGCGTGGGATTCGGCCGGCTCGCTCACCGCAGACTTCAGCGTCACCTGGGGGGTGTCGACCAGCGTTACCAGCGACCTGCTGACCCTCTGGGACGTGCGCAACGCCGCGCAGATCGACTACCCGGTGGCGTGGAGCACGATCGCCGTCGTCGAGTCCGACTACTCGATCACGTCGGATGTCCAGAGCACCAACCCCGTCTCGGCCGATTACGCCGTCAGCTGGGACATGACCGACCTGTCGGCGGTCAGCGCCGACTACGCGCCCTCGTGGGTGATCTACGACGTGGCGACGAGCTCGCCGCCGTGGTTCCCGCTCGACGGCTGGCCCAGCTACACGACGAGTCAAGTCGAAGCGAACTACACGGTCGCGTGGAACGCGGCCGGCGCGGTCACAGCCGACTTTTCCGTCTCGTGGGAGGTCGTCGAGACCGGCGTGATCGGCGGCGGCGGCTACCTGCCGCTCGCGGTCGAGTCCGACTTCATCACCGGCTGGGGCATCGACGGTGCGCCCGCGGCGGACTTCGTGCCGGCCTGGGACGTGCTGAACGCCGTCTCGGCCGACCTGGCGATCAGCTGGACGACGACGGCCAGCGTGCAGCGCGACTACGCCTTCGGCTACGAGATCGGCGGGCTGGCAGGGGTCGTCGAGACGAACTACGTCGCCAACTGGAACGTCGTCGCGGCGGTGCAGGCCGACCTGGCGATCACCTGGGACATGATCGCCGCCGCCTCGTTGCAATACCCGATCGTCTGGAGCGTGCTGGATGCGGCTGCGGTGAGCGGCGTGCGCTCGAGCGGCATCCGCTACGGCGACTACCCCGTGGTCACGCGCACGGCGGCCGTGCAGGTCGTCACGGGTGGCGACCCCACGGGTATCGAAGTGCTGGCGGTGTCGGACGCGCCGTCGATCGTGTCGGTGAGTCCCTCCGCGCTCGCCGGCCCCGATGGGTTCGCCGACTTCACGCTGACGTTCAAGGCGCCCGGCCGGGCCGTCATTACCTTCACGGAGCCGGTGTTCGGGGTGAGCGATTCGGCGTGGGCGATTTCTCGGGAAACGGTATAGGGGATCGAGATCATGGCGGCTGAACAACAGGATCTGTGGGGTGCGGCTCTGGCCGGGCTGGGGAAGCTCTGGCCAAACCTGATCGGAGCGGTGATCTCGTTGAAGTTCCAGTCGGCCGGTTCGACGTTTCTGCAGCGCGCATTCTCGGGCGCCGGTGGCGTGGGCATCTCGTACCTGTTCGGACCCGCTGCGGTCGAGCTGACCGGCGCGCGGACCGAAGGGATGGCGATGGCCATCGGCGGCGTGCTCGCGATGTTCGGCCTGCTGGTGTGCGACCAGCTCGCCCGGGCGATCCGCGAGATCCCGCTCGGGCCCCTCCTGGGCGGCGCGATCCGCGGGTTGCTCAAACGAGTCGGCTTAGGAGACGGGACATGATCGACGCGATCTACTGCATCTCGCTCTCAGTCATCATCGTCGCGGCGATCGTCGTCGTGGCCAGCGAGGCGATCCCCGGCGGGTTTGTTGGCGCGACAGTGTGGGGCGCCGTGGCGGTCTCTGCGGTGGCCG